GTCGTTACTGAATTTAAGAGTTAATTCTAAGTCTGTTTTTCTAAAGCTTCGTGTCCTAATGGCTGTATAGTTATTGCTATCTATTAGCACCGGTGTAGCTGAGCCATCAATGTTAATCATGTAAACTGATTCACTATAAATCAGATTCTTAAGGTATTCAAATTGGCCCTCTGTTAAGAAGTCAGTTCTGATACGCATCATCTTTTCTACAAATGGGCTGCGCTCAGTTAGCCCTCTATCGTATGTGTTAAATCCAAAGGCCTCAGCTTCATCTGCAGTAGCGTAGTTACCTACTACCTTCCTGTAGCGCTTGCGTTCCACTGAGTAACTTTCCTCACTACGTTTAGTAAAATTGAAGTAATCCCATCCACCTCTGCTATTGGTCCAGCCTAATCTAATCTTATCAAATCTACATTCATCATCTGCCTTAAATACTGCTATTGATCGTGCACATGGTGCAGCTCCGCTATCAAAAAAGTTAATGAGGTAGTGATGCCAATCTACATCTAATAGAAAAACATTATTAATGTTACCTGGCAATAGTGGTAAGTGATTAATACTCCCTGCTGCAATAATCGCAGACATTGTATCAGTCTGCAATAGTGCGCCTGCTATATCAAATTGTAGTATTTGAATGTTATCAATTAAGTTGTTAGTTAATTTAGTGCCATCATCTGCAGGTATACTTAGCACTCCGTAATCATCTTCAAAGCCTGTTATGCCTATAGTCTTATTACCTAAGCTATAAAAGGCTAACATATCATCTAAAGCAAAAGTATTGCGCTCTAAATCAGTTAAAATGTAGCTATTGCTACCTTGCAAAGCAAAGTTCTCAATTGGATCAGGATTAAAGCCATCACTAATCTGAAATGCTGCATTGATTAAAGAAAGGTTAGTTAATGGGTAAGCCGTAGCCTGCACCTCAAATACACCTAACACCTGATACCCTTCGTATAAAGTAACTTCAACAGTCATTATATTACGAGCTGTCGAATCATCTTGCACTGTTGCGGATGCAAATAAAGAAGGCACTGCGTCAGTGCTGTTTACCCCTAAATCCATAGCAGAGCTTACTACCGGGTTAAGGTCAAATACAAGTGCGCCACTAAGATTAGGCTGCACGTAAAAGGTATTAGTATTACCACCATTGCATGTTACCTCTATCACATATCTAAAGCCAGGCTGACCTACGTTGGTAGATGTAGCTACCACTATTAGCTTTTGTTTTAAGGCAGTGTATGAATAGGGCTGTTGTTGTATTGTAATTGCCATTATTATGAAGGTCTAATGTTAGTTAGTTTTCTTGTTTGGTTTAAGATGTAGATGTTGACAGCATCACTCATAGCGCCATTTAGCTGCGGAGCGTAATCAGGTAGCCACTCTAAGTATGCATCTCTAAAATAGTATAGCGGAGCAATACCTTTTTTCTCAATGCTCTTTGCCATAGCGTTAGCCACTCTTAATCTATTATCTGCATCTTTGTTAGCTGCGCTCTTAGCGAACTTAGTCATCTTGCCAGTCTCACCCATAGCTCTCAGCTTAATCTTCTTTAGATTCATCCAGTTCAGTATAGCTTCTACCGGAGGCTTAGCTGCGCTCGCTGCGAATCGTGTATCTATTCCTTTGTAGTTACTCTCCTTACCCTGCCTTCCATACTCTACCCACTTAGCGTAGTCAGCTGATGAGTCAAAGCCAATAGATGGTAGTGATCCTGTAACATCTACGCTGTAAAAGAGAGAAGCTGCCAGCGTGCCTGTAGTGTTAGCCTTGCGCTTCTTGCCGTAGCGTGTCTGCTGAATGCGAATGTTTGAGCGTGCGCTCTCAGTAACGGATTCCCCGAAATCTAAGAGCACATCGTATAGCGCTCCCTGTTCAAACAGCTCAGCTAAGATGCTCATGCTGGCTCCTCAATCTCCTCAGTTACTACTTCGTAATTGCCATACTTAACAGCTTCTTTTTTGTCAAGCGTTTCTATGTAACCGTTCTCGGTAATCATTTTATACTTTGTTATTATCATCGTGCAGTAGTTAAGATATTTTCATAACCGATATAGTCGCAATAAAAACCCCTCGTTGCTGTTCCTATTGTTTTTGCTACACCCGTTTTCATTAAGACGTATCTGCTATTTGAGGCAAGCGGAATGTTGGTTGTATGCGTTGCTATTGACACACCATTAACGTAAAATGTAACTGATGTCCCTGCAGCGTTAATCTCTATTCTTAACTTATTCCAAGCCGATGCCGTTACCGCTGTCGTTGATGTCGTTAGTGTACGCACTGAGTTGTCTACCGTTACGCATTGCCAGTTAGCACTTGCTGTTGTTCCATTGGCCGTGCCGCCTTCATCGTATGTGATAAACACTCCGTTTGTTTCTGAGCTATTTGAAATGACAGAACCGAAGCCAAAAATCATTCTGTACCTTTCAAGTGCAGTGCTTAAAGTGTTAATGTTAATTAGTGCCTCGTAGTTCCATGCACCGCCACCAAACCAAAGTTGTGCCGCTCCCGAGCTGCTGCAATAATTGATGTAGTTAGTTGCTGCTGTATTCGTTTGAAAAAACGCTACACCCTGCTGATTTGTTCTGTTAGGAATCTGTGCTCCTACAATTAAACCTAATGATCCACCTGAAGCGAATGATTGCGCACCGTCTAATGTTGCGTTGGTTAAAAAGTCAGTAAAGAAAGACAGCATTCTTTTGCCCTTGTCAATAAACGAAAGACTATTCACAGCGTCTACCGTTGCAAATTTTACTCCTGTTCCATCTACTGCTAATGAGTTCTGTTTGTTCGCTGTGTTCTCCGCTGTGAATCCTAACGCTGCCTGCTTGCCGTTGAAGGTGTTCCAATCGGTAGAACTAATGTAGCCATCTGTTGAAGTGTTAGCCTGTGCTATTGAAAGCGTTCTATCTGCTGACAAATTACCGCCACCGCTTAGGGGTGAGGTAGTGCTGATATTACGAGTCTCAGGTACCAATCCTGCGATAGATGGAATCGTAGGTTTGTTAAGAATCTCACTTACTCCACTAACGCTGTTCCAATCAGAGTTAACTTGAGCAGCTGGTATAGTAGGTAAGTTATCTAAATCATTGTAGCTATTGCTAAAAGCCGTAGCTCCTAAATCAGCAGTGTTAGCCTTTAAAGCTACATCAGTTTGAAGCGCTATGATGTCATCTGTAATAGATATGATAACAGCGCAGTCCGGTAAATCTTCGCAAGTTAAACCGCCTGCAGATATTGCATACCATCCCTTTACACCTGAGCCATTAGTACCATAGTAGTAACTATTGCCAGGTGCTTCTAAGTCATTATCTAAGCTAACAAATACACCGTCTTGATGCAAGCTCTCAATAAATTGCAGCGCTCCAAATCCATCGTTTGGACTATTAGTAGGTGTGTTATAATTCCAGCTCGCAGGGATAGAGCATGCGCTCCAATCGTAATCTAAGTTAAGCTCAATAGTTCCCGTAATTCCTGTTAAGGTGTGAGTGTACTGCTCTACAAATGGCTCTGAGTTAACAGGGCGAGTAAGCACTACATCATCTCCGAACATGTGCCCCAAATGAATCTCATTAATAAGGTCCTGAAAGATAAGCGAACAGTCGGTAATGCTCTCCGCTTGGTAGCCCGTCTTATCTTCTTTGTCGCGAGGTAGATCAGAAATGAATATCTCAAACTGAAATGATCGTGTACCTGGTGAGTAGTTAATAGCCCGAGGCTTAACGTGCATCCATGGCCACTCTGCCTCTTTCTCTAAATCAGCTTGGCTAATCTCTCCATGCGTAAACCTACGCAGTTGGAAGTGCCCTGCTGCGAACTGTCTAAACCTATCTACTATTACGTTGTATGTGTAATTGATTGTGCTCATATCTTATAGTGGAATTTAAGTAAGCTTTTGTTGTAAGCTATTTGCGTAATCCATCGCATAGGTTAAATGGGTAAAGATGGTAGTAGCTCTCTGATTAGTTATGGCATCAAACTTAGTTACGTCTCTTTCGCTCATCTCCTCTATGACATGCCACCATTGATAAACGCTTGCTAATGTTTCACCTCTTCGGCTAGTTGACTGATCTGATTCTTCAGCTTCTCCAGCTCCTGCTCTAAATATTCGGGTGTACTGTTCTGCAAATCTTTGCTGAGTGTCGAAAAAAAAAGCAGCGCAGCATTAACATTGGCTAGGTTAAGCTTGCGCATTTGAGGCACATACTTAAGATGCACATCACTATCATACTCCTCTATTTTATACTGCAGATTAATCTCAGCAGTTACCGGTCTATAGAGAATGCACATTAGTTCGGGCAGCTGATGGGGGAAGTTCTTACTAAACTCGGATAGATCTAACCACTCTCCAAACGTCATAGATTTAAGGTTAGGATGAAAGCCGAATTTAATGCCGTCAATATCTATAAACTGTTTAAATACCTTCTCATCTTGGCGTAAACCTTGCGAGTAATTTGTCACAATTTTATCAATAACTGTGACATCAATCTTCCTAATGTCATCACGCTTTAATCCTGTTATTGCCTGAATCTGTGAAATACTATCCGTTCCGGCATTAAGGAAATCTACATAGGTGCCTAGTGTCTGATCACTGTACTTAGTGCTTATTATCTTCTCGCTCATAGGTTTCTTTATAGTATTGTTCGGCAGATTCAAATGATAAAGGAAATCCTTTTACAGAATGGCATCCATCTTCAAATCCAATAGAATTTGATAATTCAATCTGTTGCTTTTCAATTTCTTTAACTTTATTAAAAATTTCATTCCATTCAGACTTTGATTTTGCTTTTATTGTTTGGTCTTTTTCAATTTCTTTAATTAACAATTCAACCGCAGTTTGCTTACTCATCTTGACCTTTGTAAGTTTCGTTATAAAAATTTTCATCGGTATCGTTTTTACCGTCGTAATAATCTGCACTAAATAATTCACCTTGATTAAATGCGCTTTTTATTTCATCTCGGTGCATTTGCCTTGCATGCTTAATAGCTCTAAACCGTTCTTCTATTTCAATTTGACAATGCAATGGTATTAAACTCCAAAGCATTTCAACACTACTTTGTTTTTTCTCGCTCATTTGCTTTTATTTTTAACATAATTTCGTTAGCTTCTTTCATTAATTCCATAGTCTTATCTATGCCTATTATATCAGATACCGCTCCTGCAAAGAGCTGGCTTCTTAATTTGTATTCTTTAAATGTTAGTTCCATCTATAGTAATGTTAATACTCTTTATCTCAGTGCTCAGCTCTTGCCTCTCTATGTACCCTCGTTGCTTACCTTGAGTCTTTAAGTAGAATATCACGGCGCTTGTGTTAGGTGCATCTTTAATCGTTACTACCTCCCCATCATGCGTTAAGGCTTGCCTCTCTGCTCCCTCCATCAGCTTCTTAAGCTGCGACTCTGCAAAGTCTAAAGCTACATTCTTAAGCGAAGCTACAGCTGCAGAATACTCAGCGTCATTCTTTAACCAATCGTAATGAGTTTCTCTGCTCATACCTACAGCAGCAGCTGCTTCCGTTACGTTGCCTAAGCTGGTAGTTAGTGCCTGTAACATTGCATCTTTTTTCAGCGTCAGTTTTTGTGGTTGCTCTTCCGAGTTTGGCTCTGTTTTACTTCCGACTTTGGCACTCATGCTAACTTATTCTTAAAGTGTGTTATTAACTGCTCCATCTTAGAGTCATAGTATTTAGCAAAGGTAGTAAATCCCTCACTATCAACCTCATAAACTCTAAACATTGTGTTCCTTAATCTCTGAGATGGTTTCTTAAGTGTATCTTCTAACTCTGATTTCAAGCTTTCTACTGCATCCAGCTCTTCTCTTCTAAAGCTCTCATCTTTAAAAGCTAAGTAACCGAACTGATTGGCTGTACCGAACAGTTCAGCAGCCTGAGAAGGTGTGAGCTCGTTAGTACCGAAAGTAAGTTTAAGAGTCTTATCTTTTCGTGTGCCTACTGATTCAAGTTGTGCTGGTATTAATATCATGTGAGCAAAGTATCTAAGTCAATGCCATACTCTTTCATAGTGTCTTGGAGTAACTCATTAACCTTAGACAATATAATCTTTTCTTTACCCGATAGCTCATCATATTTGAGCTGGCATAATAACTGAGTGTTAAACTCATTTAAGCACAGAGCTAAGTCTAATGCTTTAGTGTGCCTTCTATGGTCATTAACATCTTCTAAGTTATCAAAGTCAAATGTAAAATAAGCTTTCATATCTCCTTTTTTATTATTTACGATCCACAATAAAGGCAGCTCTCATCCTCTCCACCCTCTCCAGCATTTAGAATCTTCTCGCACTCCTTATCAATTTCCTTATCAGTAAATGTAGGATTAAACATTTTCACTTGAGCCCTCAAAAAGTTATACTTATTATCATTCATTTA